GGGAACGCCGGCATGTTTCTGGCCGGCCGACCGGGTCGAGCGCTGGCCGATCGAGCGGTTGATACCGTACGCGAACAATCCGTGGCTTCACAGCGAGGTCGACCTCGACAGAATCGCCGCCGCTATCGTCGAGTGGGGAGAGACGCTCGCGGCGCCAATACGCATCAAGCCTTCGGTCAATCCGTCGATGAGCGCGTCGACGGGTCTCGCCCCGATCCAGTTAGGAGCTGAATATGCCTAGAAAATCATTTGCCGTGAGTGATGCTATGCGCGAGCAAGTGCGATCTTTGGCGGCTCGCGGCGTCCGGCAGGAGGATATTGCCGCGATCATCGGCTGCCGCGACGAGAAGACGGTGCGCAAGTACTTTCGCGATCAGCTTGATTCCGGGATGGCCGACGCGAATGCGAATGTCGCCGGCGCTCTATACGAAAAGGCGATGGGCGGCGATACCACGGCGCAAATTTTCTGGATGAAGGTAAGAGCACATTGGCGGGAGAAGGAGCCGGAGAAGCCAATCCCGGGCTCTGAAGCCGAGCAGAATTCGCACAACGTCATCGTCCTGCCCGACAACAACCGAGATCCGAAACTGACGGAGGAGCTACGGAAAACTCAAGAGAAATATTATGCTAAAAAGCAGCGAAGGCAGCCCCACAATCCCAAGAAATTATCCGATACGGATGAACAAGGACCTGCTTCCTGATGCACTTAATTACCGACCGTATCGGCGTACAGCCAGCATTTCGCCGATCATTTTAGGAGATTACTTTCTATGACGACGCTAACCTGCACACGACATCGCTTTGATGATCAGGTTTGTTTTTCCACAGAGCACGATCAACCCTGGCCAGACCTACACAAGGTGAGGATGAGCCCGCTGGAAGCGGGCCCCTCTACCGATCAAGAATTCCTTGAGCGCTCGCCCTGATGACCGCCGTGACGCGCTTCCCGGCGACAAGCGACAGCCGGCCTCGGCGCGGGAGGTATGATGATGATGTTGACGTCACGCATTGCAATAGTTTCGGCGCAGCCCGGACCGCAGACCGAGTTTCTGCACACGTCTGCCGACATCGCCATTTACGGCGGCGCGGCGGGTGGCGGGAAAACCTTCGCACTGCTCCTGGAGGCATTGCGCCACGTCGGCCGAGTTCGGAACTTTACCGCGGTGGTCTTCCGACGCACCATGCCGCAGATCACCAATCCCGGAGGCCTGTGGGATGAGAGCGTGAACCTCTATCGTCCGGCCGGTGGGATCCCGCACCTGATAGCGCGCGAATGGCGCTGGCTACGCGGCGGCAAGATCAAGTTCGTACATATGCAGTTCGATTGCACGGTCTATGACTGGCACGGCGCGCAGATCACGTTAATCTGTTTTGACGAGCTGACGCATTTCACGAAGCATCAGTTCTTTTACATGCTAAGCCGCAATCGCTCGACCTGCGGCGTCCGGCCTTACATCCGCGCGACGTGCAATCCCGACGCGAACAGTTGGATCGCCGACTGGGTGGCATGGTGGATCGACCCGGAGACCGGGCTCCCGATCCCCGAGCGGGCCGGCGTGCTCCGGTATTTTGTGCGGGTTGCGGAGCAGATCATCTGGGCGGATCGGCCCGAAGACTTGCTGCAATACCTACCGCGGCCGGAGGACCTGCCGCCGGGCGTCGACCCGCCGCGGCCAATCAGCGTCACGTTCATCCCGGCAAAAGTGTTCGACAACCCTGCTCTGCTGCAGGTCAACCCGGAATATTTCGCCTCGCTGTTGTCATTGCCATTGCTCGAGCGCGAGCGGCTGTTGCACGGCAATTGGAAGATCCGGCCGGCGGCCGGGCTCTATTTCAAGCGCCAGTGGTGCGCCGTCTTCGATGACGTTCCGGCGGATCTCGAGATCGTCCGTTATTGGGATCTCGCCGCCACGGAAAAGACCGAGTTCAATGACCCCGATTGGACGGTCGCCATCAAGCTCGGCCGCGATCGAAACGGCGGCTATTGGCTTTTGGATATGGTGCGCGCGCGGGCCAACCCAGGTGATGTCGAGAAATTATTGTTCAATACCGCCACCCAGGACGGCAAACAGGTCCGCATCGGGTTCGGCCAAGATCCGGGGCAGGCTGGCAAGAGCCAGGCGCTTCACCTGGTGCGCGCACTCAGCGGGTTCACCGTAGAGTCGGCTCCGGAAAGTGGCGACAAGATCACGCGGTTCGGGCCGTTCAGTTCACAGTGCAGCGCCGGCAATGTGAAGGTCCGGCGAGGCGCCTGGAACGAGGAGCTGTTCCGCGTCCTCGAAGGCTTCCCCGATCTCGCGCATGACGATGAGGTCGACGCCTGCAGCGGAGCTTTCGAAATGCTCAATCGGCGAGTGGCTGGCTGGGGCTGGTTGGAACTTGCTCGCCGGGAATTAGAAGCGGCCCAACAGCGCAGCAAGCCACAACCTGCTCAAACCGAGCCCCAGCCCGGCTCAGTGGAGTGGTTCGAGGCGCAGAAGAAATCGCGCTGAACCGCGACGATTGTCGGGCCAAGGTTGGTCAGCATAATGTTGTTGGCTGCATGGCCCGACAACTGAGCGCCAGCCCGGAAGGGGGACCGCAGGTTCGAAACTTCCTCCGCGCGAGATCGACCCATCCAGATTGCCGGACGTTGCCGGCAGCGTGGGACTCGCAGCGAGGTGTGAGTTATATTACACGCGGCACCTTTGGCATAAAGAGGTGATAGTGGCAGTGGTATCCTGACTGGTAGGTCAGCGTCATCGCCGCGATACCGGCCGCAACGTTGAGACCGGTGGTGCCTTGGATACTGATCGGGTGCAGTGCGATCGAATTGGCCTTAGTGCATTTCTCAGCTATAGGCCTTTGCGAGATCTATCTGTTGTCGCGCCCGAAACACAGTACGCTCCCCCGCCTTTAGGTCGGCCGATACAGTCCACAGCCGCAAAGCCACATCGAGCGGGTCGATGCGGAGCGCCGACCAGAAGGTGAGTTCTCCGATCCGATGCTGTTTCGCATGGCAGGCGGTACACAGAGGAACCGCATAGCGATCGCCCGGCTTCATCCCGGCACCACCATCGGTTCCCGTACGCACATGCGCTGCTTCTGATGGCGCTGCTTTGCCGCAGGCGACGCAGGGCAGCTGACGGACAAAAGCGAGGTGCTGTCCACGCCTACGGGAGTTAGGCTGGCGCTTGCGGGTCACAACGGTGCGGGTGCGGGGGGGCATCGGTTTTAGGAATTGCCAGCGCGTTCGTATTCAGGCATAGCATGAGGTGGGTTGGGCCAAGCGATAATTGGCTTTTTCGTCACGGGATAATCTCCAGACTTGCTCGGAACGCCGCCTTCAATGCCAATTTGCCTTGTGGGACCGGCACCTCATTGGTGGCGCGGATCTTTTCCATGACGCCCTCGATAAAGAAGTTGAAGATCTGCAGCTCGCGTTCGAGGGCTTTGATGAATTTCTCATCCGGCTCAACCCGCATGACGACCTTTGGAAGCACGTCATGCCAGCAGACGATATCGACCCAGCTGCGCTTCGAGACATAAAGCTGACCTTGTAGCTGAGGCCGGAACCGTTCGTTGACCTCTCCGGAAAGCCAGTATTCGACCTGAGTGTGCGGCAGCGGAGCTTTGATTTCCAAGAGGCCTTCGTTGCCGACGAGCCGATCAGGACTGCATCCGACGGTGTGATCGTCATCGGTGATGAAGCCGACCCTCTGAACGGTTACATCTTGATCGAATTCATACCAATCGGCCGCCTCGGCCTCGACGATCAAGCCCCGCTCCATCGCGGGCGAATTATAAAATTCGATCTTCCGCTGCAGTATCCGCTCAGCGATCAGGACGCAGGCGTATTCACGCCACTGTTTCGACGGCTTGCCTTGGGGTGTAATAATCTTGTGGAAGTGCGAGCTTGTTGGGATCCCAAGCTTGAGGCGGTCATGCACTTCCGAGTATTGCGTCACGTTATGATGAAAGATTGGCACGACTGGCCTCTGCCTTAGCTATCTGTTCCTCGAGAGTGCTAATGGCCTTGCGATAGTGCCGGGCTGCAATCGTCGCCACAGCAGCCTCGAGAGAACCGGCTTCCTCAACGCTCCGGGCCTTCATGTATTTCAGAAACTTCGGCCCGCCTTTTGCTTTTTTGATCAGATCAAGAATTGTCTCAGCTTGGGCCTCGTCTATTGTTCCTCCGGTTCCGTCGTCGTCATCCCCGACAACCACAATGTTGAAGATGTTGCAGGCGACGTAGCGGCGCAGGAAAGAATTGGTGCTCCCCACTGCCTGCACGTGCGACTTGCCACCCGTGGTGTCCAGCGGGGCCGGCATAAAGGAATCTTCATAATGGCCGCCCGGCAGGTGCTTTAGACGGCCGCGGATCCGGATGCCGCCGCCCTCCCACGGTTCATCGGAATAGGAGAGATCCATATCCTCTTCCGCCAAAAGCGGGCGCAGATGTTTGTCGATTTCCTCCAGGGGGGCGTATTTGAAGGCTTCATAGGTGCCCTTTTGGGGCTTCCCTTTCTCGATTTCGTATAGCACGGACCGGTTCTTGACGATCTTGATGCCGGCGAGCTTTTTCAGGATTCGGCCCTTCGCCGCGTTGTATGTGAGCTCGGCCTCTTTCGCTTTGAGTCGCTCGTACATCGCCATCATGCGTTCGAGCTTTTCGACATCGGCGTGAGGGTCGAGCGCGACCCTCTCAATCAACGCCAAGACCGCGGAGGGGCTGCCCGATGGTGGCGCGGACCGTAACCGGTCAACCGGCCGTTCGCTCTGCTCGGTCTCGAGCGTGAGGCTAGCCTGCTCCTCCATCAGCATTCCTCCTGGTCCGGCTCGGACCCAACATCGCTACGCAATTTGAAGCTGCCGCACCAGTGGGTCTTCTCGGTACAGGGACAGACGGCTCTTCCGGTGCGCTGGCCAGGGATCGACGGCAAGATCGCGCAGCCTGCAGTAGTGCCCGGTTGAGCATGCCACTGCTCGTGAGAGTAATCCCCCCAGCGGCAGTTCTCGCTCAGCATTAGGTTGCGGCCTGCGGTCATTGGGAAGCTGAAAAGCACAGCACTTTCTCCCGGCACTGGCTCAAAGCGCCGACGATCTCCCCAGAGGGAGATGAGGCCGCCATCCTCGTCGATCCTACCGACCAACATATCCAACGGCATCTCGAACCCAGCGGTGCCATTACCCGCTTCGAGATCAAACAGCGGTTCATCATCGCACAAATCCACTATACTGAAGTTGCCGCTCTCGCGTAGGAGCGAACAGCCAGCCTCCTCTCGGACGACCATGCCCAGCTTGGACTCACGTTGGTGGCTAAAATTGACAAACCCGGCGCGCAGTAACTCTGCTTCAATCTCGGCATCACGCGTCAGCTCATTGTCGGCGGCATCCCCATCGCGGCCCTCTGCTTCGATAAGCTCCTTCCGATTCATCGTTCCGTTGGCGTATCCAGGTCATTGCCGTGCAAGTAAGGCTTTGGAAGTCACGACTGCGGCTCTTCCCTGATGAAACCAGCAATATCGGAAGCCAACTGGTCGCCATGACCCTTCTGCAGCAAGAAAACCGCGTGCATCGCTCCGCCAAAAAAGCAGTTGCGCATCAGCGGAAGAATGACCTCGGTCAGCGGGCTGTCGATGACGCACCTATCGAGGGTGTGGAACCATGCTTCGTTTAGCGAGGAAATGGGGCCAGTGGTTTGCCCAAGCCGAGGATCTCTAGATGGGAGCTTGCTTACTTCGCCGTCGTCACGAAGGCCCATCGCTTCTCTACCCGGTGCGCGTGTTTGGCAGAGCAATTATTCACAAAAGCATGATTTCGTCAAATAAAAAATTCACGTTCAGTTATCTATAGTTAATATTAGCGCTTGGCAGCTTTGATACCCGCCATATCGATAGCGAGATGATGGGGGCGGCTTTACCGTAATAGCGGTTCACGTTATGTGAAGTTCAATCACAATTACTAAGCTTTACGATGATCAAGCTACGTGAATATTTGG